CTTTGCTATGACAAAAGCCCATAATCCGTATAACCCTTTTATGTTTGACTTACACGGAATGATGTATACTCAACCCGCTACTGCTCGTAGCGTCGATAGACAGTATGAAGATCCTGGCTTCTATGGACATATAAGCAACTGGATTGGGTTTGCTTCGAGCAATGCAGGTGGAACATCTGCTGACTTCAATGGTTTTATGTATGTTGCATCCCAATTTAATGGCGAGAAAGGCGAAATGGAGATCTGGGGTTACCTTAATGATATCAACTCATGGATCTTTTTTGATAATGGAACATTTCCCAGCTTTTACATAGCTACCAGGAATGACTTTTCTAATTTAGCTCGAGTAGGATGGTACAAATGGGAGCAAAAAACAGGCGATGATCCAAAGAAAAAATATCTTACCAACAATGTATGGAGTTATAGTGATAATGCATGGTATAGCATACAAGATCCAAATTTCGATACTAACCCAGCTCCTGTCAACGGAATAGAAAGCCCAACGGACAGTGCCCCTGAAGGAACGCCCTCATCAGACACTCCCACTATAGGATAAGTTATGAAAAAAATAAAATTCTCAAAAAAAGAATACGAAAGACGGAAGACGGAGCTCGAAAAAGCAAAAAAAAGTTTTGAAGAATTCAAAAAAATAAAACCTCTTCAACCTAAAAAAGAAAAGAAGTAAATACTTTACGTCGATCTTCTAAACCTCATTACCCCGACGGTACTATTGGCTAGCTTTGGTAAATCTAAACAAAGCGATCACTCCCGACAACTCAAATGCTCTTATAGCGCCAACTGAAACTAAACCCTCTTCGTTTAAACTAATCGTAAAACCTGCACTTGCATTATCGTTGCCCAAGCCAGCACTACTACCTCCTGGAGTAAGCTTTCTTAATTCATTATTTTTATCAGCAGATTGATAAAATACTACTTGATTATCGGGATCAAAATCAGGAAATTCATACGTTGTGCTCTGCTGCTGATTCGCCTGATGAAGATGTGTGTCAATATATCCGCCTATAGAGCTAGTCGAATTACTACTACCACCGCCGCCAACCCTAAACCTCATTACCCCAACTGTAGCATTGGTAACTACTTTGCCTCCAGAAGTTACCCAAATGTAATGTCGTGCATCTCCTGATACGCCTTGAAATCCAGTTTGTAAACTATGACTTCGATACCATAATCCTCCTTGTTGAGCCCCTGTGACTGCGTTATAAGTATCTAGATCAATTACAGGTATTTGTCTTAAATTAGCGAAACTAATTTCTCCAGCTGCAAATGCTTGTTCTTCACGATCTGTTACTACAACGCAAACCTGAGTATCTGGATCAAAGTCTGAATATTCATACTCATAGACTGACGCGCTTACGCGTTCCACCTGAATAATATCAATAAAACCACCCGATCCATTATCGCCGCCTTCAGTAGGTGGAGGTGCAGGCGTAGGTGTAGGTGTAGGCTGATTTTGATCAACGATCTCAGTTACCTTGTCGAGCAACCTTTGATCATTTATTATATTTTCAATCATTTCGTTCATTGAAACTTTAAAGGCTTCTCCTCCTCTAGAAACAATAAACTCATCAGTATCTTCAGAAGTGGTGGCGTCAGTTAGTTCTGGTATTGTTATTCGGCATTCCTGAGGAATAGCTGAACAGTCAGTAGCTGTCTGAGTAGGCGTTTCAGTAGGAGTTTCAGTGGGAGTTTCAGTGGGAGTTTCTTCAGGCTCAGGAGTTTCAACAGGAGTTTCGGTGACTGTCTCTTCAACCTGTAACGAAAATAAAGCTTCGGTAATTGATTGCGTTGTAATTTTTACATTACCTACACCAGGTATATTAACAATTTCTCCTTGGCCTGGAGGTGGCCAATTTGAATCATCTTGAGTCTCATCACTACCATATGAAGGGGTGGGCCTTATAACGCTAGGAGCAGCTGGTGTTGTTTCAAAAAGAGCTGTTGCTCCCATAAGTTTTAAATATCCATCACTGCATACCGTATCACTGTTGCATTTTTTTTGTAAAGTCCAGCCTTGTCCATCTATATTGAGCTGAGTCATTCCTGCGCCAGCATATATACTGTTTAGATTTGCTATAAGCGTTTGAGTCCCTGTTATCAAATCAGGATCAGTCCCAGTTGTCCACTGAAAAGTAATTTTTCTATCATCAGCAGTAGTGTTGCTATAGACCTCTATAGACTCATAACTGTGAATGAGTGTTCCTATTGGATTGTAAGTATAAGTGGTGCTGCTAGAAAGTGAGCTTGCTGCAGAGAATCTATTTCTAACCCAGTCTTCGAGAATTAAGCTAAAAGCAGGACCTGTAGCAAAGGTTGCAATCATTTCATAACTTGCTTCTCCTGCCGCAGTGCCGTTTGAAGTAAAAGCTAATGCAGTGCCTTGTTGAGAATAACTCTTTATACTTGCGGAGTTATTGCCTGAAGGTATTCTTTGTTGAGTTATTCCTAATCCATATACTTGGGATTCGGTGAGACCATCATAAGAATCGTTTGGAAATGTCCAGGCATTTGCCCCGCTTTCTCCAGCACCTCTTGTGAAAAAATGAGGGGTAGGCATGTTAAGCTTGTCACCTGGGTTTATTCCATTTAAAAAATTCGTTCCTCCTCCGTTATACCAAGCTTCTGAGTTCTGAGGGATTCTGCTTAAAAAATTAACGACATCCTCAATACTCCATAAAGAACCATCAGTTTTTGCGTATCCAACATTAGAAGAGTGTCTTTCCAATTCTCCACCGCTTCCGTTTTGATCCAAAACACCAATTGATGTTAATTCAGCTAAAATAACTCTATCCCCAGCATCCAGACCTGCCCACCAGGCACTTGAATCATCCCAATTCATTGTTTCTTTTTCTTGTTGATTTCTTTTTCTAGTTGAGCATATACTTTCTCAACCTCACCTTCCTTAAGCAAATCAGAAGGAATTTTATTACTTAAAGATTTATTGGCAGTTTTTAACCACTGCGTAGCGCTATAAGAAGGCATGCTTTTTGCCAACAAATGGAGAACGTCGTATTTTGATAAATTAGGCATTTATATATTATATTACACTAAACTGTGTGTATTTACATTTATAACCAATAAAAAATTATGGGACGTAAAAAATCTACTCCTGATATAGAAGATATAGCAAATAATTCTTTAAGATCTAAAATAATCGTTAAAGGTAAAGAGTTAACCGAAAAACAAAAAGTCTTTCTTAATATAGCATGCGAAAAAGATACAAATATAGTTTTTGTAAATGGGCCCGCAGGATCCACAAAAACCTATATGGCGGTTTTTGCCGCACTTAGGCTTTTGCAAAAAAATTACGACTTAGACCTACTTTATGTAAGAACTGCAATTGAGAGCGCCGACAAAGGGCTAGGAGCGCTCCCTGGAACCTTAGAAGAAAAGTTTAATCCCTATATGGCCCCATTAGAAGATAAGCTTACCGAGCTTCTCCCTAAAACAAGTACCGTCAGAACAGAACTGATAACTTCAGGAAGGATTCAAGCTATGCCTATAAACTTTTTAAGAGGCGCAAATTGGATAGATAAAATTGTAGTAGCCGATGAATCTCAAAACTTTACATTCAAAGAACTAACTACCTTAATAACAAGAATAGGAAGTAATAGTAAATTATTTATTTGCGGTGACATCATGCAAAGTGACATCAACGGAAAAAGTGGCTTTAAAGACATGATTAATTTATTTAAAGACCAAGAAAGTAAATCTAAAGGAATTCATTATTTTAAGTTTAATGAAGAAGATATCTTTAGAAGCGAAATACTAAAATATATAATTACTAAGCTGAAAACGTGTAATAATTAAATATGGAAGGACTGTACATAGTAATATCAGCACTGATTGGGGCTTTTGCCACAATAGCTAGTGTTTTTATGAGGCAGAAATTCTCTAAGTCAAGAAAATTTGATCCCATCTTAACAGAGCACCAAAACAGTGATAATATATATACTGCTTTAAATTTTGTAATGGAACAGATGGGGGCAGATAGAGCATACATCTTTCAATTTCATAATGGCTCTTATTATATGTCGGGAAGAAGCCAACAAAAATTTAGCTGCACACATGAAACCACAACCCAGGGTGTAAGCAGAGAATCAGGTTATTCACAAAATCATATAGTCTCTAACTATTATGAATATATTGATAATATTGTAAAAAAAGAATGCTTCTTTTTTCAATCACCTGATGAAGTTGGAGATCATGCTTTTTCTGCACTTATGAAAGCTAAAGGTGTGCAAAGCATTTACAATATTCCGATCAAAACTTTAAATAATAAAATTATAGGCATCCTAGGGGTTGACTATGTAAAATCATGCGTAAAAGATTGTAAATTAAGTGTTTGCGATGTTGACCCTTCCGAAAAGTTTGGAGAAAAGACAAACGAGTTCATGAGAAGACAGGCAAGAATTATTGCTGGGTATTTAGTATAATAATTGATTTTTTGCACAGTTATTTTTACTATAAAAGTATATGCAAGCAATATACTGTACTGAATGTGGTTCTAAAAATATTTACTCTGGGTCTAAACCTAAATTTTGCTCTAGCTGTGGACATCCCATAGGCGTCAGCACAAAAGAGAAAAAAGTAAGCAATTTAAGAAAGAAACCTGATAACAGAACACAGGCTTCTTTGGTAGAAGGAGAAACGGACATTGATTATGTACCATCAATTAGTTCGCTAGAATATGAAATTAGTGACGATGGATCACTGGGGAGCAAGGCTATAAAAGTTGGAGATATATTTAATGCCCAAGAAAGCCAAGGAAGATCCTCCAGAAGAAGATCGTAATTTAGTATACGAAGACTTCTCTAGCCTGATCGACGAAGAGTTAAAGAAAAGGCGAAGGAATTGGTTTTTGACCTCAGTCAACTGGGTTGACTTTGACGATGTTTGTCAAATTATACGGGCTCATATAAGCAAAAAATGGCATCAATGGGATCAATCAAGACCCATTAAACCTTGGCTGAATAAAATCATAGCTAATCAAATGAAGAACATCTTGCGCAATCATTATAGCAATTACGCAAGACCATGTCTCAATTGCCCATTTAATTCAGATGTGGAATACAATCTTTGTAGCTTTACCGAAAGCGGACTTCAAGACAAAACCTGCCCTTTGTATGCAAAATGGGAGTCTTCTAAAAAACACGCTTATAATGTAAAAATCACTCTATCTCTGGATAGTCATATCCATGAAGTCGATCAAGATTCCGAACAGTTTTTAGGATCTGATATTTCCGCAGCGTCAGAGAAACTTTTCAAAGAAATGAAGATGAACCTTAACCCTAGACAATATAGAGCTTTTGAAATGCTTTATATAGAAAACAAAGACGACGAAGAAGTTGCCAAAGAAATGGGGTTTAAAAGTACCGAATCAGGTAGAAAAGCTGGTTATAAACAAATAAAAAATTTAAAAAAGATGCTAAAAGAAAAAGCTTCTAAAATATTAAAAAATAAAGGTATAACATTTTTAGGCGATGAATCTGAGTGAAGAACAAAAACAAATAATCAGGGAAAACTTTAAAGAAACCCCTGATCTCCTAGAGCTAACTAGATTAGTCTTTCAGAATGACTCAATCGATGGAAGAAGTAGAGAGGGGAGAGCTGTCAGAGAATTTCTATCAGAAGAAAAATTAGAGTATCAAACAAGATTCAGGGAAAAAGTAGAAGATATAGAATTAACCGAACAACAAGTTGAATTCATTAAAGCTCAAGCTCAGAACGGACTGAGCGCTTTCCAAATAGCAGAAATTTTATTTCCAGAGGTAAATATAGTACGTTTTTGCAAACAGCATCACACGGTTCTTGATTTCTTAAGAGAATATGAACCAGCATTCGTGCATGAAACCGAAACAGCCGTCAACAGAGCTTACGTTCCTCCAAAGATTTTTACTACTGCATTAAATAAAGTAAACGACTTCACTATGAAAGGCCTATCAGAAGATAAATTATCATATGAAGACAAGGAATGCATAGAATCATTAATGAGAAGTCTTGCGGCGCCAAGATTTATACAGGTTATTAGTAATTATAACAGCATGAAAGATAGAGAATTATTCGAGGCTGAATTTATAAGAGCTACATGGGACAAACCAGACTTAACAAGTGATGAAATTAATCTATATATCAATGTGTGTGTTGATTATATTAATTTAAAAAATATTTCGGGGCACATTGAAAAACTAAATACCATGTTTAATGAGATACAGGACCAACAAGAGATGACTGTGCGTCTTGCTGAAGTCTTAAAATCGAAAACCGATGAATATGATAAGTGTGAAAAAAGAATGGAGTCTTTAATTAAAAAACTTAATGGTGATAGAGCTGAACGTTTAAAAAACAAAAGCAAAGAAAACGCAACCATTATATCCTTAGTAAAGAACTTTCAATCTGAGCACGAAAGACGCAGAATGATCGAATTAGCGGAAATGCAAAAAAAATTAGTTGAAGAAGAGACGACTAGACTTGATAATATGGATAGCTGGAAGGCAAAAGTATTAGGAATATCAAAACACGACGCAACATGAAAAAAGTAGAATTATTAGTAGGAGATTATGAATACTCTCAAATAGAGGAAATATTTGAGAATGAACCAAACTTTGAACCTATAACAGAAAAAGATAAAGTAATTATTGCAACATTAAAACAAGTAATAAATAAAAACAATCTTAAAGAAGAAAATGTTGGGGGCCAAGAGACTTACCAAACAACGGTTAAAAAGATCATCGAACCAGAAAACAAATCTCTCGATGAAGGCAACGTGGAATTTAAATTATGATTACTAAACAAGACGAAGAAAAGATTATCGAAGGTATTGCTAACGCAAATCTTAACTCTCTCAACATCAATGGATTGCTTGAGGCAGCTAAGTTTTATTCAATTACTCTTGCTAAAAATTCTGTCTCTGAAATGAGCGAAGAAAAAAAGAAAGAAGTATACGATAAAATGATAGAGAGTGAAGCTGCTCAAAAACAAGCAAGCGAATCTGCCGCCGAAAACCCAGAAGAGGGTCCCCAGGTAGCAGAAGAGAGCTTAGAAGCTGAGCCAGCCTCCTGATCGCGTTGTATGTAAGGTATGCCAGAAGTCGTTTAAGAACGACAAGGGGCTGCACCTTCACCTCTCCAGGATTCATAAGATTCCTGTAGCTGAGTATTATGTCAATTTTTACCAGCGTAAAGACAGACATACTGGTGAGCTTTTACCGTACACAAACAAAAGCGAATATTTTAATAAAGATTTTTCTTGTTTAAATAACTTTTATAGTTGGGCTGACTATGCCCCCGAAAAAGAAATAAAAGATTATTTAATTAACATTTTACAATTTAGAATAAATTCAAAGAATCTTTCTTTTGGCCCTTCTTATTTAGAGCTTTTACTGCATGACTTACCTGATCTAAATACTTATAAAAAATTTTTTGGTTCTTATTCTAAGGCATGCTCGATAGCCAAAGTAGAGCCATTATTTAATAAAAAATTATTTAAAAACTTTTTTAAACCCGACGAGAACGTAGACTCAGCCAAAATCCTTATTGACACTCGAGAAAAGAAACCTTTGTCTTTTGGCAAGTCGGCATCAATGAAACTTGATTTTGGCGATTATGCAGTTGGTTCTCCTCACTACGATTATACCTATGTAGACAGAAAGAGTGAGACCGACTTTAAAAGCACGATGACCACTGGCTATGATAGGTTTAATAGGGAAATGGAAAGGACTATAGAGTTTGACTCTTACTTGTTTGTAGTAGTCGAAAGTTCTATCGAAGAGATCAAGAAGAATAATATATTTGGCCCCCGTCAATCAAACCTTCCGTTTATATGGCACAACATGCGTCTCTTAACTCACAAATTCCCAAGAAGATGTCAGTTTATTTTTAGTGGCGGCAGGCGTGAGTCAGAATATTTAATACCTAAGCTTTTGGTTTACGGAAAGAAGCTCTGGTCGGTAGATATGCAATATTTCTTAGATAATAAATGAGCTGGGACACAGGCAAACAAGAGTTTATTAAGAAAGGTCTTCATCTAAACGAAGAGCTTCTTAAATTACAAGGGCATCTTGACGAACAAGATGCCAAATATCACCTCCATAATTTTCTTCGAGAAAATATTACCTTTACCACTAATTTATTGTCAGGAGTCGAGCTTTTTCCATTTCAACATTTGGCGATTAAATCAATGCTCGAAACCGATTACTTCTTAGGCATATGGAGTCGTGGAATGTCTAAATCTTTTAGCACTGCAATATACGCTTTTCTAGACGCTATATTTAATCAAGGAGTGCAGATAGGAATATTAGCAGCAACCTTCAGGCAGTCGAAAATGATATTCGAAAAAATAGAGGATATCGCAGGCAAGCCAGAAGCGCAATTTTTATCTCAATGCATTACCAAAAAATCCAAGAAAAACGATCAGTGGACTTTAGAAATCGGAGAGTCTAAAATTATCGCTCTTCCCCTTGGTGATGGATCTAAGCTTCGTGGATTTAGATTTCATCGAATTATTATAGATGAGTTTCTTTTAATGCCTGAACATATTTACAATGAAGTTATATTACCATTTCTTAGTGTTGTTCAGAACCCTACCGAAAGAGAAAAGGTTAAAAAACTTGAAGACAAATTAATAGCGCAGGGAAAGATGGAAGAAAAGGACAGGTATGTATGGCCGAACAATAAATTAATAGCCCTGTCTTCTGCTAGTTATAAATTTGAATATCTATACAAGGTGTATGAGACATTTGAGGATTTAATCGTTAACGGTGTGCCTCCTGGGTCAAAAGACAACTCAAAGAGGGTAATTATGCATTTTAGCTATGATGTAGCCCCTGAAGCCTTATACGATCAAAATTTGATTAATCAGTCTAAGCAGACTATGAGTCAATCTCAGTTTGATAGAGAGTTTAATGCAATTTTTACTGATGACAGTTCTGGGTACTTTAAGACATCTACTATGGCAGCATGCACTATCAATGAAGGTGAAGCTCCTCATATGGAAATAGCTGGAGATAAAGACTCCAAATATTTGCTAGCATTTGACCCAAGTTGGGCTGAAAGTGAAAGCTCTGACGATTTTGCTATACAGGTTTTTAAATTAAACGATAATACTCAAACTGGAACACTTGTTCATAGTTATGCTGTGCCTGGTTTAAAAATGCAGGATCACATAAACTACTTTCATTATATACTGACGCATTTTAATATTGTTTGTATAATTGGTGACTATGGCGGAGGTGTGCAATTTTTGCAGGCTGCAAATGCTAGTGAGAAATTCAATCAATCAAATATCAAAATCGAAGAGATAGGCGTTGAATTTGATGATTTAGAAAATTATCAAAAAGTCCTGATAGATGCTAAAAACTCTTATAACTTAAAAGAAAAAAAGATTTGCGTACTAAGAAAGCCAAGCTCTGACTGGATCAGAAGAGCAAATGAACTTTTACAAGCAAACTTTGATCATAAAAGAATATGGTTCGGATCAAGACCTTTAGATGAGAACTATCATATGCAGGTTAAGAAAAATATACCGATTAACGATCTTATCTTTATGCCGAATCAAAAAGAGTTATTAAAAGGCTCAGGGCAATCTAAAATCATAGACTTTATAGACCATCAGTATGATATGGTTAATTATACCAAGAATCAATGCGCTTTAATACAGGTATCCTCTTCTCCTCAAGGAACTCAAACATTTGGTTTACCAACTAGCTTAAGAAGACAAAGTGGCCCGAACAAAACAAGAAAAGACTCTTACTCCGCTCTTGTACTAGGAAACTGGATGATTAAAACTTACTATGACTTTATGAATGCAAAAAGTGCGCCTGTAGATAGTACGTTTATTCCCTATATGGTTTAAAGTTAAAAGTTGACTTTTAACTTTTAAAGTAGACTTTGCTAGACTTTGGTGTAATATAATTTATGCCAAGAAAATATACGAAGCGATCAGACTATTGGAATAAATTCAGCCAAGCAGAACAAAGCCCTTCAAACATTGAAGAAGTTCTACAAAATGTAAACGAAGAAATTGTCCCTGCAAGCGCTGGAGAAGCCTACTACACTGAAGCCTCTTGTGTTACCAGGAATGTAGGTCAAATCGATGAAGAGCAATCAAGCAGGTTAAGAAGAAATAGAGCTCCTATAGCTAAAAAGCCAAACTCTTATAAAAACATAGATGCCCTTAAACTGCCTTATGAATATTCAAAAGGTTATGTATCGCCAAGGCATTCAATACACATGTGCCAAAAGGCATATGCTAATGTACCTATATTTCGTAATGCAATTGACGTTATGGCTGAGTTTGCAAACTCTGATATTTACTTAGAGGGAGGCTCGGATAAGTCTAGGCAATTTATAGAAAAATGGTTGCATCGAATAGAGTCTTGGAAATTAAAAGATCAGTACTTTAGGGAATACTATAGATCTGGCAATGTTTTTATTTATAAAATAGATGGCAAGTTTACTTCTGAAGACCTTGTTAAACTTAATCAAATTTATGCTGCAGATTCTATCGTTCCAGGCAGAAAGATTCCTATAAAATATATATTTCTTAATCCTTATGATTTTGTAGCGGATAGAACTTTAAATTTTGGAGAAAAGTATGGCGTATACAAAAAACTTCTTAGCGAGTACGATATCGAAAGATTAAAAAGTCCTCAAACCGAATACGATAAAGAAGTCTTTGAGGCTTTGCCCCCAGAAGCAAAGAAGAAAATTACAGAAAATCAATATGTCAAAGATGGGATCAAGATATACCTTGATCCTCAAAAACTTGTTTTCTCTTTTTACAAAAAGCAAGATTATGAACCATTTGCCATTCCTTTTGGATTCTCAGTTCTCGACGATATCAACTGGAAAATGGAGCTGAAAAAAGTCGATCAGGCTATTACACGAACAATTGAAAATGTAATCCTGCTAGTCACAATGGGCAACACTCCAGACAAAGGAGGAGTAAATCCGAATAATTTAAAAGCAATGCAACAGCTTTTTCAAAATGAAAGTATCGGAAGGGCTTTGATAGCAGATTATACAACTAAAGCAGAGTTTATTATTCCTGATTTAAATAAAGTTCTTGGCTCAACTAAATATCAAATTGTAAACGAAGATATTAAAGAAGGGCTTCAAAATATTATTGTAGGCAAAGAAAATTATTCTAGCACACAAGTTAAAGCTCAAATCTTTTTAGAGAGATTAAAAGAAGCTCGCAACGCATTTATTAATGACGTATTGCAGCCTCAAATAAAAGAGGTTTGCAAAATCATGGGTTTTAGAAATTTTCCTCAAGCAAAGTTTGTGGAAATAGATATTAAAGATGAAGTTCAACTACAAAGGGTAGCATCAAGATTAATAGAAATGGGAATTATTACTCCTGAGCAGGGAATGACTGCTTTGAAGCAAGGTATTTACCCAGATCCAAAAGACTTAAAATCTGCACAAGAACAATTCGTGGAAGACAGAGAAAAAGGATACTATACTCCACTTGCTGTTGCTCAACCAATACTACCAGATGATTCAGCCGATCAACCTGCCCAAAAGCCAAAAGTCCCAGGAGAGAATGGTAGACCAGCTGGAACAAATACAAATACTGATAAAATATTTGCTCAAGATACTCATAGTAGAAAAGATATTCAAAATGTTATATACAAAATAGAAGATCTAAGAAAATACTCAGAGGCAAGTTTAAAAAAACAGTACAATAAAAAAAGGTTATCTAAACAGCAGAAAGAAATGCTTGACGACTTAACTCAAAGCGTTGTTATGTCTAATGAGATGGAAAACTGGGAAAGTACTGTTAAAGCCTGCATCGAAGATTTTAATAATATTGAATCACTTGATGTAATGAGTAATGTTTTAGAAGTTGGAGAAAAACATGAACTTGTTTCTTATCCAGCCGCCATACTTTATCACAGTAAAAAAATAAATAAATAAAAAACTTTTTTCCGTGTAATATATGTTTTATGGATCTTCCTTTTAAATATACTACAAGTTTTGCTGAAACTGTTGTTTTATCAGATTTAGATAAAAAAGATTTAAAATCATTTGCTTCTTTGACCTCACTTCAGGAAATTATGCCTGAAGGAATTGATCTTGAAAAAAATATCGATTTGGTTGGTGTGGCTTTTAACGCAGCGGTAGCTAATAAGTTTAATAAAAACGGAGACGGAATAGATTCCGCAACCGCAATAGCTATAAAAGATTACTTTATTCATAAACCAGCTAATATTGAGCACAATAAACAAAAAGTAGTCGGGCACATCGTAGGATCTTCATTATCTAAGTTTGGAACCAATGAATTAATTTCTCCAGAAGAAGCCTCTAGTATAGATGGTCCTTTTAATATTGCTTTATCAGCAGTTGTATATAGAAGCGTAAATCCTAAGTTCGCAGAACTAGTACAAGAGTCTGTTAATGAAAACAGTGCAAATTATCAAATGGTTTCCGCAAGCTGGGAAATTGGATTCAATGATTATGCTATCGCTGTAGGCGGAGACGATCTGCATCAATGCGAAATCGTTGAAGGTGAAAAGAAAGATGATTATAAACAATTTTTAAAGGCTTATGGTGGAAGTGGAAAAACAGACAAAGGCCAAAAAGTAAGCAGATTAATTATGGGCGACATTTATCCTTTAGGCATCGGATTTACTGCCAATCCAGCCGCTGAAGTAAAAGGATTAACGATGATCGAAAAGCAAGATTCTGAAGCCTGTGAAAACCCTGTTTACGAAAAAATTAAAATTTCTAATAATATTTTTACAGAAAAAATTTCCCATTACACAAAACGCGATGTAATTTTAAACAAGAATCAAAAACCAGGACAAAACATGGAACAAGAAATTCTCAAACAACTAACCGAAACTCTCGAGGCCCAAGCTTCTGAAAAGAAACTTTCTCAAGAGGCTATTGCTAATATCACCAAGGTCTTTCATGACGCAATTGTTGACAAGAGTGAACAATGGAAGTCAGACAAAGAAGCTCTTGAAAACCAAAAAGAAGATTTGGTAAAAGCTTCTGAAGAGTCTGCAAAAGAAATCGAAACTCTTAAGGCTCAACTCGCATCTGTTAACGAAGACCTTGAAAAGATCAAGACTGAAGTCGAAGCTCGTGAAGAAGCTGATCGTTTTAACGACAGAATGAGTGAACTTGATGACATGTTTGAATTAGAAGACGAAGATCGTATCATCATCGCTTCTGAACTTAAAGGTATCAAAGAAGCAAAAGCTTATGACGAATACAAGTCTAAGCTTTCTGTTACTTGGAAGCACAAAACAAAAGCTTTCAAGGAAGAACAAGAAAAACTTTTCAATGAAAAGCTAGAAGCAGAAGTTCAAAAACGTTTGGGCGAACTTTCCGAAAAGGAAACCGTAGAAGCTTCCAGCGAAGAGGTTGCAGAAGAAGCTATTGAAAATGCAGAAGCTGAAGAAGAAGCTGTTGCAAACAATAACGCTGACTCAACCGAAGAAGATTTGTCCCTTAGAGAACAATTCAAAAAAGCTTTCTCAAAAGACAACGTAACAATTCAACTATAAAAATTAGAGGATAATAAAATGGCAAATAGACTACTTCCATTCAGACAATACAACGAGCACTTCGTAATCAACCTCTTTAGGTTGAAACTCGAGGGTGAAACTATTGCAAACTTTAAAGCTGACAAGAGCTCAAGCGGAAATCATGACGCTGGACTTTTGGTAAAAGTGTCAGACGTAAACTGGGCAAAATCAGAGCCTGCTGGCTACGATGTAGCTGCAGCTGAAAAAGCCGTGCTTGACGGTTACCTTGGTGCTTCCAAGAGTAATTTCCCTCATGTTGCTGCTAACTCTTATCCAGCCGCTCAACCTATGTTTGAAGTGGCAGACGCTGACGACAAGCCCCTCGGAGTAACTCTTCGTCAAACTCTTGCGTTTGATGAGAACGGCGAAAAGCTTCTTTACTATCGTCAAAAGCTTGAAGATCTTTACGGAGTTCTTCCTGGTGAAGTCGTTCCTGTTTTGACAAAGGGCGTTATTACTGTTGCTGCTTCAGCAGTTGATGGAGCGCTTACAGGTGATGTTTTTGCAGCAGACAGCGGACAGTTTGCAGGTACTGGTTCCAATAAAGTGGGAACTGTACTTGGTGTAGGAGACAGAGACGACGTGTTTGATGGATCTAAATCTCCTGACTACTTTGCTGGAGACGGCACGTCTTCTGCAGGAGCTTATTACATCATCAATCTTGATCTTTAATTTTAAATAAAGAGAGGACAATAACAAAAATGAAAATCACACTCAAAAGAACTGAAGAACAAGTAGAACTTGTAAAGGCAATGGCATCCCGTAATCGTGAGGTTGCGTATGAAGCCCAGCAAGCTTTGGCCGAATTTATCGGACCTGTCCTCGCTGAAGTTGTCAATCAGGCTCCTACTCTTAGTAACCTTTTCACGAACTTCCAGTTCAATGAAATGGACAGCCCAAGCATTCCGCTTGACTTGTATTATGACATTACCGCACCTGATTACGTAAAGGTATACAGCACGACTGTTCCTGGTGGATTGCCCACTAACACCGTGACTCCTACCAGTCAGGAAATGAAGTTCAGCACGTATCGTCTCGATACTGCTGTTGACTTTGACAAGCGCTATGCAGCCAAGTCCCGCATGGATGTTGTTGGCAAGACCTTTACCCGTATCGCTCAGGAAATCCTACTTCGTCAAGAAGCTACTTCTGCTAACTTGATCTTGGGAGCTCTTAAGGAAGCTAAGACAAACGGAAAAGATCACCTTCTTAGTAGAGCTGCAGGAGCGACTTTGAATCTTGCAGATTTCAACGAAATCCTCACTCTTGCAAAGAGAATCAACACCGCATGGACAGGTTCCGCTCCAGAAGGTGGACGCATCAAGGGCATCACTGACTTGATTATGTCTCCTGAGCAAGTTGAAGGATTAAGGTCCTTGGCTTATCAACCAGTTCACAAGGGTAGCAATACTGACATTCCTGCAACTGACTCGATGCGTGAAGCTATTTACAACAACGCTGGAATTCCTGAATTCTACGGTATTAGCATCATGGAAATCAATGAGCTTGGTGAAAATAGTGATAATGCTGTTGCTGGAACTGGCA